TCCGCTGATCCACCGGCTGGAATCGGAACTGCCGCTGTGCGATTCCGGCGGTGATCCGCTGGTTCCGCTGCCCGGCGAGCCGGACTACTTCTCGGGCCCGACGGTGGACCTGGAGGCCACCGCCGAGTACCAGATCGGCCTGTTGTACGCGCGCCGCACCTCAGGTGGGTACGTCTACCGCTTCGAGGGTTATCCGTCGTGCAAGCTCGACGCGCAGGCCGCGAAGAAGCGCACCAAGACCGACCCGGACACCGCCGAGCTGACCTACAAGGTGCTGACGGATCCGTACTTCATGATCCCGGATCCGCTTGGCGGCTCGTCTCTGGTGCCCGGCTACTTCGGTGTGTGGTTCGGCGGTCCCGGTTGGGATGCGCAGTACTCCGAAGGCTCCTAGTTAGTCCCCTGCCGGGGGAGTGTGGGGCGGTGGCGGCCGTCCTGGGCTAGCACTCTCCCGGCAGGCCCGCCGTAGTCCCCGCCAAGCCCGCAGGAGGTAAGCCCATGTCCGATGAGGACAGCATCAAGCATCGTCACGTCATCAACGCAGCGGAGGCCCGCGCGCAGGCATCCGAGGATGGTTTCTCGTTCCTGCGTTCGGAGTTCCGGCGCGTTCCGCCCACCCCCGAGTTCCCGCAGGGGGAGGTGTTCGAGATCCCGCACAAGGATCTGTTCGACCTCGACCAGCAGGAACGCTGGGATGATCTGCAGGACGAGATGCGTGACTATGAGCGTGAGCCTGATGTCCTTGCCCCGAATGGTGCGCTGATCGCGAAAGGGCAGCTGGTGTATCCGCACCGCTGGGCCAAGACGAACGCGAAGGGCAAGAAGGGTGAGCGTGTTCGCCCGTCGTGGCCGGAACGGCTGGCGATTGTGCTGTGGGGTGAGGACGGTGCGGCCCGCGCGAAGGCCGGTGGCGTGAACTTCAACGAGATCGATCTTGTATGGGGCAAGCAGCGACTCGTATTGGAGGAGCGCATGAAAGCGGACCCCAAAAGTTGATGTCGCTATCGCGGTGTGGCGCTGTCACCCCGCCGCGATAGAAGCGGAGCTGCTCGACCGCGGGCTGGATGTCATGGACTGGCACCGCGGCCGGATGTCGAGCCGCAGATTGCTTGTGCTGCTGCAGCATCCACACTCCGACGATTCGCCCTACCCGCGCGCCCTGCGGGCCGGGCAGTGGCCGGAGTGGATGCAGATGCTCAAGGAGCTCCACAAGGAACTCGCCCTGTATCGCGCGTCCTGGTACGTCGGCAGGCCGGGGGAGTACAAGCCTCGGGTGTTTCTCGATCCTGTTGAGCGGGTTGAGGTTGCGACTGAGGCGGTTGAGGTGGCGGCGTTGCGCGCCGAGGTCGAGGAAGAGTTGTTCGGGGAGCTTGGGTGGTCGTGAGAGGAGGGTCGTATGCCGATTACTTTGCCGGTTGAGGCCCGCGCCGATGAGCGGTCGTTCAAGCAGGTCGGGCAGCAGGCTGAAAGCTACTTCTCTCGGGCGGGGAAGGAGGCGTCCGGCTCGTTCACGAAGGCGTTCGGGGCGGGCGCGAAGGATGCCCGCAAGGCTGTCGACGGGTACGCCAAGGCGCTCGACTCGGTTGCTGACGCTTCTGGCAAGGCGACCGTCGCGGAGAAGGCCCGCCAGGATGCCCTCGACAAGTCGAAGGCCGCGACGAAGAAGGTCGAAGACGCCGAGAAGAAGCTGAAGACCGCCCGCGATGCGGGTGACACGAAAGCCGTCGCCTCCGCCGAGAAGCAGCTGGAGTCGGCCCGCGAGCAGCAGGCCCGCACCACGACCGCGGTTGTCCGTTCGACGGAATCGCTGTCGGCCGCCCGTAGGCGGGAGTTGCGCGAGGTCCGCGAAGCCGTCTCGGCGTACCGCAATCTGGAGCAGGCGCAAACATCGAAGGGTCCGGGGTTCATCTCGGGCATCACCAGCCAGTCCTCAGGCGTCGTGGGGCAGTTCTCGGCGCTGGGCGGGATGGGCGGTAAGGCTTTCGTCGGTGGTGCGGTCGCCGCGATGGCCGCTGTCGGGTTGATCGAGGCCGGGAAGAAGGCCGCGACGCTGGCACTGGAGGGGTTCAAGGCCGTCATGGAGACGGGCATCGACTTCTCCAAGACCGTCAACAACTTTCAGGGTGTCACCGGGGCGTCGGCTGCCGAGTCGCAGCAGATGTCCGCAGCTGCCCGGGCGCTCGGTGCCGACACCACGATGGCGGGTGTTACCGCATCGGAGGCCGCGAAGGCCATGACAGAGTTGGCGAAGGCCGGGTTCAGTGTCGATCAGGCGATCTCGGCGGCGCGCGGAACGATGCAGCTGGCCACCGCCGCGCAGGTCGACGCCGCCCAGGCTGCCGAGATCCAGTCAAATGCCATCAACGCGTTCGGGATGTCCGCGCAGGACGCCGGCCGGGTCGCCGACGTGTTGGCCAACGCCGCGAACGCATCATCGGCCGATATGCCCGACCTCGGCCTGGCGCTGCAGCAGGTCGGCGGTATCGCCAATGGATTCGGGGAGGACATCGAGGGCACTGTCGCCGCGCTGGGGATGCTGGCGAACGCCGGCGTGAAGGGCTCCGACGCGGGCACCCTGCTCAAGACGACGCTGCAGTCCATCACCAAGCAGGGCGAACCGGCCCAGAAGGCAATGGAAGCCCTCGGGATGTCGCTGTACAACCAGGACACCGGCCAGTTCGTCGGGTTCCGCGAGATGTTCCGGCAGCTGGACGAAGCCAAGCGGCGGATGAGCCCGGAGCAGTTCCAGGCCGAGACGAACATCCTGTTCGGCTCCGACGCGATGCGCTCGGCGATGCTCGGGTCGGTCGCTGCGTTCGACAAGATGGAGTCCAGCATCGGCCGGGTCGGCACCGCCGCGTCGATGGCCGAGGCGCAGATGCGCGGGTGGCCCGGCGTCGTTGAGGGCATCGAGAACTCCGCCGAGTCGTTGAAGCTGGCGTTCTTTGACCTGTTCAACACGCCGGCCGGCCAGGAACTGGGCAACAAGCTGGTCGATGGGTTCGCCGGGGTGGTCGACTGGGTCAACGCCCATAAGCCCGAGCTGCTGTCGTTTGTGGCCCAGGTCGGCGACGCCGCGATGGCGGTGGGCGACTCCATGATGGGGATGGCCCAGGTGTGGCTGCAGACCGCGGCGATGCTGTCCGACGGTTTGGCGTACACCATCGGCACCGCCCTCGAAGGGCTGATGAAGGCGGGGAACCTTACTGGCCGGGTGCTGTCGAAGGTGCCTGGCATGTGGGGTGATGTCGGTCGCAGCCTGATGGATGTCACGCAGGATGTCGACGACTTCGTCGATGGGTGGCAGTCCGCGGGTGGGACGATGCGCGCCACCGCGGCGATGATCACCCCGATGCGCGACGGCCTCAAGGACATGCGTACCGGGTTCAAGGAGTCGATGGCCGACGCGGTCGCCTCCGAAGAGGTGAACCGTCAATGGGCGCAGTCTTTCGACGCGGTCAAGGGCTCACTTGAGGCGATCCCCAACAGCCACGAAATGGTCATCAAGGACAACTCGGCTGAGGTTCGGCAGAAGCTGGAAGGTCTCGGCTTCCATATCCAGAACCTGCCCGATGGCCGCCAGGTGATCCGCGTGGACTACCGGGACTCGTCGGGCAATCCTGTTTCGCCGCAGATGATGTCGCGGATGATGGGCTTCGACGTCCAGTCTTTCGATTCGGCCGGTGATGCTCAGCGGGCGCGTCGTGGCCTGCCGTATAACGCTGCGGGTGCCGCACCCCCGGCGCCCGCTCCGGTTGTTCCTGGTCCGGCGGGGTCGTGGACGCCGTCGAGCACCGACAGCGGCGGCGGTTCGTCGTCGGGTCCGAATGTCGCGGTGCCTTACGCCGACATCCCGGCGTTGATGCCGGGTGTGGCGATGGACGCGGGCCTGTTCTCGCAGCAGACCGCTGTCGCCGACGCCCGCACGAAGGTGGCGCAGAAGGAGGCTGAGCTTAACGCGCTGCGGGCTGACAACAACGCCTCGGCGACCGACATTCTCAACGCTCAGAACGAGCTTGAGAAGGCGCGCCGGGATCAGACCGAAGCCGAGATGCGGTTCACCGAGGCGCAACTCAAGGCGGGCCAGCAGACCACGAAGCAGCTTGGGCAGCTCACCTCCGAACTCGGCGACATCGGCGCGTCCATCGACCAGGACTTCGGCATCAGCAAGGGTTTGGCGGGGATCGCGGAGAACGTCACGAAGTTCATCGCCAATCTCGCGATGGCCCCGTTGATGGGCCAGTTGTCGGCGGTGGCGAAGGCGAGCCCGACGCAGGGCGGCCACGGGCTGATGGGGATATTGGGCGCGCAGGGCGTGTTCGGGTCGCAGTATCAGAACAACCAGTACGCGGGCCAGGGCGGCGGGTATGCGCCGGTGGATGGCTCGACCGGCGTACAGATGTACGGCGGCGCCCGTCTCGGTCAGATGATGACGCTCGCCCAACAGGCGTCCGGCAGAACGACTTACGCACCAGCGTCGGACCTCGTCAACGGCTTGGCCGACTGTTCCGGGTCGATCTCCGACCTGTACGAAGTCCTCAAGTACGGGCAGACCACTTCCGGGCGCGAGTTCACCACCACCAACTTCGCCACTGACGCGGAGGCTGCGAAGCTCGGATTCCTGCCCGGCTTCATGCCCGGCGCGCTCAATGTGGGCGTCAACCCGTACCCGGGGATGTCCGGCCATATGGCGGCGACCCTGCCCAACGGTGTGAACTTCGAGGGCGGCGGCAACACCGGTGGCGGCGCGCAGTACGGCGGGAACGCGGCCGGGGCGCTGTCGTCGCAGTTCGAGAAGCAGTACTACTTGCCAGTCGGCGGTGGCGGCCAGTCGTATGGGCCGCTGACCGGTTCGGCGCTGACCAATCCCGCACTGACCTCACCGGCCACGGGCGGTGGTGGCGGCGGCATGGGTGTCGGCCCCGGCTTCGCGCCCGCGCCGTCGTCGATGGCCCCGACCCGCATCGGTGGCCTCGCACCCGTCGGCGGCTCAGGCTCGGGCGGTATCGGTATCCAGTCCGGCGGGTTGGTGGATATGGCGATCCAGGCCGGCGGCATGGGCTTGGACATGATGGCCCCGGGCGCCGGGCAGGCCGCGCAGCTGGGCATCAAACTCGGGGCGCGCGCGGCCGAGTATGCGGGGCAGGCCGCCGGTATCGGCGTGCAGGGCCTGATGGAAACCTTCCTCCCCACCGGTGGCTCCGAGCTGGCCAACTCCAACTGGCTGACCAGGATCGCCGGCGGTTTGGCCGGTGCCGCGCCTGCGCTGCCGAACATGGCGGGCAAGGGGCAGGGCGGGCAGTTGGAGAACCCGAACGGCGAGCAGGGCCAGGGGCAGGGCGGGCAGCAGCAGCCCGGCATGAACATCGAGAAGCTGGAGTACAACAACAACCAGGCCACCGAGGACCGCGCGGGCAAAGACCTCACCTACCACCTCGGCAGCATGTACGCCGCCCCGGGAATGTAAGTGGCAGTTCAGTATCCGGTTGGCCCGGTTACTCCGCACGGCTGGTGGAACATCGTCAACGGTGTGCAGCCTTTGGCGCAGTTGACCTCCTACGACGAGTCCATCGTGTTCCACTTGATGGGCGGGCATTCGATTCCCGACCGTGCCGTCGCGCC